CCATTTTAAACTTACTTGTGTCGGTTTCAAATCCGATCTCACCTGCTGCTAGAGTTGGGTTTGCAGCCGTCCATTGTGCTGCAGTTCCTCTGCGCTGTTGCATTCTTGTTGCCATATTTTATTTCTCCTTTATGGGGGCTGCCCATTTACTTATCTTATTATAACACCCAATTTTTAATTGAAGTTATCTGTTGCGCTACCGCCATCAAATACAACTGTCCAATCTGTTGTAGAAGGGCCACCTGCATCCAAACCTACACCCAATGGGCTGTTGAATGATCCACCTTCATAGAACTGGGATACTATGAAGCCAGTTCCATCAATTGCGGTATCGTGAATGTGCTGTGGTAAATTATTTGTATCATCAATAGTTGCCTGGGTATACCAAGAACCATCATAATAGAAATTAATTCTATTTGTTGTGGTGTCTAACCACTGCTTACCATTAGTTGGTGAAGAGGGAGCAGTTGATGATACAGTCATTCCTGTTACAGAATCTACATACTCCTTGGTTGCTGCGTGGCCTGCAATAGTAGGAGTTCCTACTGTTACTGCACTTCCGAATGTACCGCCGTTTGCTACGACTAATCCATTCTTGACCTTGAAGTCTTTATCGACTGTTGCCATTTACTACTCCCTCTTCCAACTATTTTTATTTTTTATTACGCAAGCAATGTTCCGACAACAGTCACTGTTGAAGTGTTGTTGGCAGTTGTTACTAGAAGTTGTACATTTGCTCCTGAGATTGATGCTGAAACTGATCCAAGAGATGATCCTGTTGAGACCATTCCGTATTCAGTGATTGCAATGTTATCTGAAGAATCAAGTGTTAAAAGTACCTTTGAAACATCTGTGTGACTTCCATTGGCAACCTTTACAAGATATTCTGCTGAACGATAATCAGCCTTTGCGAAAGCGTGGGCTGTCTGAACTCCTGCTGTTGGTGCTGATAGAGTTGCTGCAACTTGCTTAGCAACTGAGTTAATCTCAACTGCTGTAAATGAACGAGTTGTTCCATCTACCGCAGCACGAGCACGAGCATCTGTGAAGTAAAGGTTTGAACCTTCTGCAAGATCAGATGTTGTAGAATCTGCTACACCGTTTTCTGCGGTAATAACAAGACCTGAACCATTACCTGTGATAGTGATATTAGTCTTTGTAGCACCAGTCAAAAGGGCTGCTGCTGAAGCCTTAGCACGGGCATCTGTGAAGTACTGTGCTGTTCCTTCTGCTACATCGTCTGTATCAAGTGCATCTGCGTGTGCAATTGCTGCAGCCTGTGCAGCGTTTGCCTTTGTAGTTGCATCTGTTGCTGCTGCGGTTGTGGCTGCAGATTGTGCAGCGTTTGCCTTTGTAGTTGCATCTGTTGCTGCTGCTGAGATTGCTGCAGATTGTGCAGCGTTTGCCTTTGTAGTTGCATCTGTTGCTGCTGCGGTTGTGGCTGCAGATTGTGCAGCGTTAGCCTTTGAAGTTGCATCTGCTGCTGCTGTAGAAACTGCTGCGTTAGCCTTTGATGTAGCGTCTGCTGCTGCTGTTGCTTCTGCTGCAGCCTGTGCTGCGTCAGCCTCTGCCTTAGCAAATGCTGTTGTAGCAATCTGAGTTGTGTTTGTATCTGCTGCTGCTGTTGGGGCTGTAGGTACGCCAGTCAATGCTGGTGAAGCCAAAGGTGCTTTATTTCCAATTGCTGTTGCTAACCCTGCTGCATCAACTTGATCTCCAAGTGCTGCTGCAAGTTCGTTAAGAGTATCAAGTGCTGCTGGTGCTGAGTCAACAAGATTTGCTACTGCTACACCAATTGCTGTGTTACGATCTGAAACTTCTGTTGAGATTGCAGATGCAATAGCAGAGTTACGACCTGAAACCTCTGTTGAGATTGCAGCAGTAAGTGCTGCTGCTGCTGTTGCTTCTGCTGCGCTTTGCGCTGCATTTGCCTTGCTTGTAGCGTCTGCTGAGGCAGTTGCTTCTGCACCTGACTTCGCATTGTTGGCCTTAGTAGTAGCATCTGCTGCTGCTGCTGAGATTGCTGCAGATTGTGCAGCGTTAGCCTTTGAAGTTGCATCTGCTGATGCTGTAGAAACTGCTGCAGACTGTGCTGCTGCTGCTGCACCGTATGCATCATAAGTGTTTGCTGTTACAGATACTGCACCTGTTGAATCGTTGTATGAAAGACCAGTTCCGACATTGTTTCCAATGGCATCTTGTGCTCTTTCATCTGTGAAGTAAAGGTTTGTACCTTCTGTAAGATCTGCAGTATCATGGTTTGAAAGGCTTGAAACTGTTCCAGTTACGTTACCTGTTACGTTACCAGTTAAATTACCTGTTACGTTTCCTGTTACGTTTCCTGTTACGTTTCCTGTTACGTTTCCTGTAACTGTTGCTGTGATTGTTCCTGCAGCAAAGTTACCTGATGCATCACGCTTTACAACTGTGTCTGCAGTGTTAGCAGATGTTGATGTACCACCAATAAGACTGACTACATAATCTTGATCTGCTTGCTTTTTTGTAAGAATGTCAAATCCGCCAACTGTTGCTGATGAACCTTCAACGATTAAACCACTCTTAATTTTAAAATCTTTATTTACTGTTGCCATTTTTTATATCTCCTTTTATTATGCCTTAAGTCCAATTCGTGCGTAACGAACTGTGACTGGCTTGATCGCAGGATCTGGAGTGACTGTAATAGCCACGGTATTTCCAGTGCGAGAGACATTAATGGTGCCAATATTCCCATTCGTGTCGATTGTTCCATACTCACTAACAGATACATTTGTACCATCAGCAAGAATTGTTAATTCGGTTGCATAGAACTTATTGTCCCCTGCAGTAGTCTTTGATATTGAAATAATATATTTGACCATACGCCATTCTGTAGCATCAAATGAATCAATAACAGTTAAGTTTTCAATTCCACTTATTGTATTTTCATTGTTACCTGAAGAACCCAAATCTGTTGCTTGGGCTGCTGCGGTATCAATTAGATCTACATAATTTTCTTGAGTAGGTCTGTCTCCTGTTTGAAACAGGGCCTTTACGTTTGAAATTGATATTTTAGCCATGTGGTAATTATATCACCCTTTTAATTATCTAATTAAAGAATATAGTTGCTGTAGCCAATGACTTGAAGCCCAATGCCTGGGGTATTACCCAAACCAATAGCCTGTATTTGAATTGCTGAAAACTTAACTCTAAAAGGCAGGACTTCTGTAATTAGAGTGTTTCTTGTAAAGTCTTTTACCTGAATTAAAGGATAGTCAATAGAAAAAATTTGTTTTGTTTTACCGTTAAGTTCATCAAGTATTAATGCTGTAGCCATTAATCTGTTACATCTTCAAGAATTTTCATGCTGCCCTGAGCAACTGTCCAAACTCTTGTTGGGTCTGACACTTGAATATCAAAGATGTCTCCTGTTTGTAAGACATTAGACTCTTCTGCTGTAAGCCAAACTGTAAACTCTCCAACTAAATCGTCTTCATCTGCAACTGGATGCAATGCCATGATTGTAGTTGCGTTATCAGTGATGACTCCTTTGTCTGCTGCAAGGGTTGGTCTTTTAATCTTCATAGCAATATTCCATTCAGATCCCGCGCCTTTTAGAATCAGAGGGACCTTTGCATCATCTGTTACATAAACCTTAAATCCAGAAGTATCTCCACGAACTACAGTCCAAATAACTGTAGGAGGTGCATTACCTATATCGTATGATGTTTGAGATCCTCTTAGCGTTGCCATATTGTTATTATATCACGACAAACCGTCTCTGAGTGCTCCCCAGGTACCGTTTCCTTTTGCCCCTACTATAATAATTCCTGCTGCTGCTGCATAGGCAACAATACCAACTGCTGAAGAACCAGTTGCTGGTCTAACATTTGTTAATCCCCCAGATTCTCCAACATATAAAATTTGACCTGCTAAGAAACTTTGAGTATTTACATTTTCCATAACCCCAGCAACAACTACAATTCCATCAGATCCATTTACTGTGGTATTTTTTAATAAGCCAAGTATTGGAGATGTTGTAGAGGGAAGTGCTTTTGCTATTGTTGTCTTTGTGCTATACCCAGTTACATAAACTGGAGCACCAGCAGAAATACTTGCACCACTAGTATTTTTTACTTGAATCTGATGAGATGATACACCAAATGCTGGTAATATTGAGTCAAGAGACTCTGCTAGTTTTTTTAAGTCTCCATGCACGTTTACAGGAGAAGTTTCGAGGGGATATTTGATTCCTGTAGTAGAATTAGCGTATGTACTCATAATAAAATAATTATACACCCAGATTTGACTTTTGGCTCAAAATTATGTTATACTTGGTAGTAACACCTACCAGGGTGTTATTGTTTTCTAAGGAGGAAACTATGATTAAATTTATCGAAAGAAACAAAGAGATCATTAGCACACTCAGTATCGTAGCACTAGTAACGGTTATGTCTAACTCTGCTAATGCTATTTCAGATCTTGATACAAAGAACAATCTTAGCCTGGAACAGGCTCAGACATCGGAAACCACCTCGAAAGAGGTTTTTTTGGTTTCTAAAGCAAAAAAACTAGAGAGTTTTGAGAACAAGGTTTCTCTGACTGATTTAGAACTAAAGGAACTGCTTTCGCTAGTAGGCTTCAAGGGCAAAGACCTTGTAGTTGCTTGGGCAGTGGCCAAGAAAGAGTCCAATGGGCGACCACTGGCTTTTAATGGCAATCACAAGACTGGTGACTCGTCTTATGGTATGTTTCAAATCAATATGATTGATGCCCTTGGTCCTGATCGTAGGACTAAGTTTGATCTTGACTCTAACGCTGAACTATTCAATCCCGTCAAGAATGCAGAAATTGTATTCTATATGACAAATGGGGGAGAAGATTGGTCTTCTTGGAAAGGCATTACGCCTAAGACCAGAATGTGGATGAGCAAATTTCCTAAGTAATAATATGGCTTGTGTTATATTTAAATAAAGGAAACCATTCTTGTGTCACAATGACATTAAAAAGGTTTTTATTTTTTATATATGACATAAGCCATATTCCTTGGTCGTCATCAATTATGTCATTTTTAAATAATTCATAAATTGACTCATTGCACAGTCTTGAAAGTTCTATCCAGTTATTTTTAGATGCTATAACTGGAGAGCCCATAATATAAACATCATTATTTAAAATAGAAAAATAAACATCTGGATCATCTATTTCTTTTTGAGAAAACACAGTTATTTTATTTTCTAAAAAAGGAAGAGACAGATAATTCCCAACAAATTCGCTATTTCTTTTATATCCAAAATCTATCCAAGATATAAGATCTTCTTTTATATCAAATTGATCTATTGCAAGTTTAACCATATAAGACTTTAGAAGTGTTACAAAAACATACTCAGAACTCCAGTACTCTGGATGACTTTTTAAGTGTTCTGGAATTGAATCTATAAAAAAATCTAACTTGTGTATTCTTTTTATTTCAGAGTAAATATTTTTAAAGTCATAATATGGGTTAGACTTTATAAAATAAGTTGGCCGTCCTTCTCTTAATTCTAAAACTCTAGATTTTAAAGTATCATTAATATAAATATAAATAGGATTATCTAGTTTGGCAATATTATTAAAATAATCAAAATAATTATCTTGTGTTCTATTAGGCCAACCTTCCCAACTTCCTCTTCCTATATCTATAAAATGTGTAACAAGAGCAACACTATTTGATTTGCTTTTATTAATCATTTTTTAAAAGGAGCCAGAAGGCAATCCAGACTTTAATGCGTCATGTAACGTTCCAGATGAAAAACTAATACCAGAGTATTTTTCATATTCTTCTAAAGTTCTTTCTCCAAATAAACCAGTTAGCGGGTCTATTCTTTTTGTTGTTACAAGTTCTCTAAAGTAATTCCTAGACTTTTGATCTTCTGGGAAAAACTTTTCTGGAAAATCTTCCCAAAACAGAGGTCTTCCTCCTCTGCCATATCTATGGTAAACAAAAACTTTACTAGGAGTTATTAAATTAAATCCAGCAGTAAAAAACCTTAAAGCCATAAGTGGCTCTTCTTCTGTAAATGTTATTTCTGACATAAATGGAACTTTTTCGATAACTTGTTTTTCAGTAAAAAAGAAGTGTCCAGATACGTATGGGGAAAACACGTTCTTAGCAGAACCAGTGTACTGAGATGTAAATTGAGGAACAAGATTTCTATAAAAGTTTTCTGTATTTGACTCAGTCATATAGAATGTTGGATTACCAGTTATGTTTGGATCAATATAGTCAGTGCCATCTTCAAGTAAATCATATGGCGGTACGTATGCTGTAAATACTGATACTCCGTGTTCTTTTTTATTTTTTTCGTACTCCCGAATTATTTCTACATCCCAATTTTTTATAGATCTCATGTGTGAGTCCATATTTAAATAGTATTCTTCGTTACTATAAAACTTGTGAGAATTTTTTCTCGCTGGCTGACAACCAACAATTGACCCTGGCTCTAGTATGTCTGCTGTAACATTTTTATAACTGTCAGCCCTAATCTTATCTGTTTCTGGTTTGTCAGATTGAAGAGTTATAGCAAAAAATATTCTTTCTGGATATTTAGCGTTACTAACAAAGTTTTCAACAGTAAGCCATATCTCTGGATCTTTGTAACATGGAATATTTATAAATATTTTTGAACTAGAGTCTTCATCTGTTTTTTCTGTTTGTTCTATACCCCATTTACCAATTGGGCATGACGCAAGTGCTAACTTTGTTTTTAAATTCATGAAGCATCCACATTTTTTACATTGCATAGTCAACTTTATAAGTTCTGGACATGTGTTACATATTGCTAATCTTTCTTTTCCTAAGTTTTCATTTTCTACATACGTACTTGGATCAAGAACATGCCAAGGTCTTGCTTCTCCTTGAGCCTTTTTCCACTCTTCCCACTTTGACATATTTACCTTTTTTGTTTTTATAGACTAATTACGTTTTCGCCATCCCAGATATCACCAATAGATGCTGTCTGTCCTTCTGGAATCTTAATTACTGTTGTTTCACTTTCAAATATTGATGCCATCTGAATATCCATATCAGTGTTAAGTTGTGTAAGTAATGTAAAGATAATCATATCGTTGCACAGATAGGAATATTGGCCTCTTGACGATCCCTCTATTAAAGATGTAGGGTCTCCACCATTAAACTGTGCTCCGTCCCAGATAGCACCACTTCTGACTGATGATCCAAATTCCGTTAAATTTCTAGAAACAATTGGAAGACCACTTTCTAATGCAGAATCAATTCTTTGTTTTTTTGCATCTGGAATACTTGGAAATACAGTAAATATATCCCAAGTATTACTGTTATTTTTTACTATACAGGCGTACATATTTTCTCCTTATCATACAAGTATAGCATCACTCTGCACATGGTCCAGGAACGCAATTACCAAATGCTCCTCCGCAGGTTGGCCCTCCGTCACCACAGGATCCTGGGGTTGGAGTCTCCGTTGGGGTTGGAGTCGCCGTTGGTGTTGCTGTTGGTGTAGGTGTCTCCGTTGGTGTAGGTGTTGGTGTTGGAGTTGATGGGAAGTACGGGAAGAACGGGAAGAATGGGAAGAACGGTGGGAAGAATGGTGGCGTTGTCCCACAATTTTGAGGCACTGTATATACTCCACCTGGCATTATTGCATTTCCTGGCTCTTCATCAGAACATTTTTTGTTTAGTCCGTTTACTGGATCTGCTGCTGCTGCTGCATTTGCATAATCTCCACTGACGCTTGATCCACTAGTACAACAAGCATAGTATGTTGTCAAAGTTGGTGTTGGAGTTGGCGTAGGTGTTGGTGTTGGCGTAGGTGTTGGTGTTGGCGTAGGTGTTGGAGTCGGTGTTGGTGTAGGTGTAGGTGTAGGTGTAGGTGTTGGAGTCGGTGTTGGTGGGAAATCTGGTGGAAAGAATGGCGGAGTTGGGGTCGGTGTTGGAGTAGGAGTTGGTGTTGGGGTTGGTGTTGGAGTGGGTGTGGGTGTTGGAGTTGGGGTTGGAGTAATAAGTGATGAAAAAAAGATTCCTATACCGCTTGGGTTACGAAATAATGGACTCATATTCTATCCTACCCGTTTGTAATGTATGGGCCAATAGAAAACTTGTTATGTGATGCAAGAACCTTAAATGTTGCCGCACCTATTTTCTTAATTGTATAAACATAAACACCAGTATATAAATAATTTGTAGGAGGTGGGCTTCCAATAACCGCTGGGTAGTAGGCTTGAGAAGGCATTACACCATCTAACCACTTGACCTCAACTGCTGAACCATCAATAGTAAATGTTCCTGAAAAATATCCAAGAGTACTTTGAATAGATTCAACCACAACAGATATTTGCTCTCCTATTTCCATTATTGAATTAAGAGTTGTCGCTGCATTCCCACGAATATTT